TAGCAACACCCCCAACGTGGTATGCCTGCCTCTTGGCACCTGTACGACTACCGTACCCGGTGCAGCCGTTGCCGCCGATGTCGATGACTTCAACAACCCGCAGGCGCTTGGGGCTGATCGCCTCTGCTTTTGCCGTGATTAACTCAGAGCGCCATCCGGCTGGTGTGAAAACGCTGGTGTTGTATCTGATTTGCATTGTGCTTCTCCTCAGTGCGCCGTCCGTGGCTGGGGGTTTAAATTTTGACGAATTCTCGTGCTGCTGACTCGTATACGTCAGCGTTAACTGTGACCGCCTTGCCATTAACGCGGGCTTTGCAGACCCAAGATTGAACGATCACATAAGTGCCGTTAGCCGAGCAGACCTTCCGTGCGCGGCTGTATGCCCAGCGCGAGCCATCGGCAGAGTCAATGCGACGCAAAGCCTTTGGGCTTGTCACCGGCGATGATCTCGAAGTCTTGGCTGTGTAGGGCATGTTCATTCCTCCTCATCATCGTCGTCGTCTTCGTCTTCGGTTTCGGTCGCTTCTGCTGCAACAGCAAGCGCTTCCAAGCGGTCGAACTTCGCTTGGCTTATTCGTGTTCGCTCTTCAGCGGGCAGCGCGGCAAACGCTGCATCCTCTTTTTTTAAAGCCGCCAGCTGCGCTGCGGCTTCTTCTGCTTCCCACTGGTCAATCACGCCCATGAACCCTCTCCTTTGGCCGCACTCTTGCGGCCATGTGTGAATAATACCCAAGACGGTGTTAAATGTACACACAATTTGCACAATCGTTTCTATAAATAGCAGCGTTCTGATTTGTTTTGTGTATCGCATAGCAGGCTAATCAGCCAGCTTGATGATGTACCGAGCGTGCTCTTCTACGGTCGCGTAGGAGCTCTTAATCTTGTCCGCCCGCTCCGGGTCCGAAAAGGACAGCACCCTGCAGTACTCCTGCACGATCAGCGCGCCGACAATTTTCGTTAGCGGCGCATCGTAAAAGTCGGCCATTTCGCGCAGCATATAGTAATGGTCCGGTCGTGTAGCCACGGCGGTCACGTGTTTTTTGACAAAATTCACTCCGAGCTTCGGGCCCGTCCGGAGAGACAGTCGCGACCTGACGGTTTTTTTTCTCGGTCTATTTTGCTCTGTCATGAACTCTGCCCCCTTCGTCTCTCAGCCCGCTCTTCCTCGGCTCGCTTGCGCTGATCCTCCGCCATCTGCCTAATAATGATGGAGCCCTCGTCTTCGTCGTCGCCCTCGTCATCATCTATTATGTCCTGATCGGAGGCGTCGTCCTCGCCAACCGCGCCGTCCTCATCGTCTTCTGCAAGCTCGTCCGCAATCGGCGTGACATCGATGATTTTCGCAGGGTCCCCGTACATGGCCTTGATCTCCTCCAACTTCCTGCGCACCTCCTCCGCGCTCATGGTGTCGATAGTGCCGTGGCGGATTTCCTTGCGCTCGACGTAGATCGTGCCCAGTGCCTGCCCCCGGCGGTACTCCGCCTGCACGGCTGCACTGTAGTTGCCGGCCTCCAGAGCGCGGTCCCGAATGTCCTGCATGTCCCGCATGTGCCGTTCAAATGTCGTGCCGTATCTTTCTGCAAGATCTTGCCGGTAGCGCTGGATTGCCGCAACGACGTGCGGACTTTGCCGAGGATCTGTCAGTCGATAAGACATCTCGGCGGCGCTCGATTCAGCATAGCCAGCAGCGAGAGCCGCCTGTACCAAGGTTTTTTTCCCGTCGCCATCACAGAGCTCCTGAATAAATTTCCAGTGCTGTGGCGTGACGGCTCTGGTCTGCTCTGCCAGCGGCTTTACCGGCGTGTTAAGCCTTTCTGCTAGTTTTTTAATTTTAATTGGAGATTTGTTAAAAATTTTCTTCATCGCGGTTTTCTTGGTCACGAAATTCTCCTTTCACTGACATAATATAATTTTTCCCGGCTTCGGCGCCTTTCGCAACACATGTGCGGTGACCAATACTCTCCAGATAATCCATCCAGTCGCGCTGCTCAGGAGAAACACTGCCGCCCTTTTGCCGCTTAAACTCTATCCACACCAGCCACGCGGGTATAAAAAGATCTGGTACGCCCGGAGATACTCCCTCCAATTTAAACCGGCCACCCTCTCGCTGGGATCGGGCACCGCCGTTTGGGATGGCGAATATGCGAACATCCGCAAAGCTTTGGCGGAACCACCTGACAAACTCCCGCTGCTCCTCGTGCTCAGTAGGCAGCCTATCTGTGGGCGGTCTCACGCCTACCGCTGCCGCCAGACTCTTCTTGCTTTTTTTAACAACGCGCCTTAAAACGGCACTCGCAACTCTACCCACTCTGGGCATTTTCCCATCTCCCTTGCAAAGATTTCCGGAACCACCTGCTCAAACTTTGTGCAAGTGGCGGTAAAAAGCAAAAAATATTCGCATGTAAAGCAACACCTCGGCGGCCTACGCTGATAATATTCGGTGACTTCTTTTGGTTCGCGATACATCGATCATCTCCTTGTATTAATCGTCCATCACATCAAAGTCTAAACTTAAAATCCGATAAAACTTTCCGTCTTTCTTGTAGTGCACATGCGACGGTTTCCGGCCTCTTTGCATAGCAGCACAGATGGCGCCCATGTCATCATGCTGCATCGCGTCAACAGCGCCAGCATGATTGGCAATAACAGCAAGGCGCTGAGCTGCTGCCGCGCCAGCATATCCCTCGTGCGACAATGGATAGTAGTCAGTGACAACCGGGTCGGACAGGGCGCCGTAATAGTCAACGGCAATCATCAGCTTGCCAGAGGTTCGGCTAACATGCTGACGCCAGCGCCAGCTGGTCACAACAAGCTCGGTTGGTCTGAAGCCCATTATATCCACATCACGCAGCTCCAGCTTTGGCTTGGCCGGTGGAGGGAACGGGGCACCGCAAGCTGGGCAGGTGGTCGCTGATATGTGCACGAGCTCATTGCAGGCGGGGCATGTTTTAACTGGCGCCTCGCCATCACCCGGCTTCTTTTTATTCGGCGGCACCACCGCAGTGATCGGTCCGTGAGTCTCGACCACACCAGCAAAATCCAGCACGAGGCAATGATCGGTGTGGCTTTTGGGTCGCAGTCCACGTCCCGCCATCTGCACGTACAACACCGGCGACATAGTGGCGCGCAGCATTGCAATCAAATCGATGTCCGGGTAATCAAAGCCGGTTGTTAACACGTTCACGTTCGTCAGCGCGCGGATGGCTCCTGATTTAAAATCCTCTATGATTTGGTCGCGCTCAACCTTCGGGGTGTCACCTGTCAGGCATGCAGCAACAATCCCACGATCATTGAGTTCGTCTGCAATGTGCTGAGCATGGTTCACACCAGCGCAAAAAAACAACCACGCCTTGCGGTCTCCTGCTAAGCTTATGACCTCATCCACAACGGCCATGTTGTGCGTTTCCGTGTCAAAAGCCGCCTGCATCTCGCTCTCAACGTAGTCGCCGGCTCGTTTTTTAATCCCCTCTGTACTAAGCTTTTCCTTTGTAATCTTCGATCTAAGGGGCATCAAGTACCCCTTGTGGATCAGCTCCTGAATTGTTACGGGCTCAAGCAACGCATCAAAAAGCGCGGGCTTGTCAGTGATCATTCCGTGACCGAGCCGGTACGGGGTGGCAGTTAGTCCGATGACGCGCAGGGCTGGATTTACAGCCAACAGCGCGCCAATTAACTTTCTGTACCCACCGGCATCTTCGTGCCCGATGAGGTGGCACTCGTCCACAATAATCAGGTCCACGTGCCCAATCTGCTTAGCCTTATTTCTCACGGACTGAATGCCAGCAAAAGTGATAGGCTCAGTCAGGGTGTTTTTACGTAGCCCGGACGAACAGATACCCAGCGGCGCACCCGGCCAGTGCTGCAGCATCTTTTCGGCGTTCTGGACAATCAGCTCGCGCACATGCGTCAACATCAACACGCGAGTCTCAGGCCAGCTCTGGAGCACGTCCTTGCACAAGGCTGCAACGATATGACTCTTGCCTGACCCTGTTGGCAGCACCATGCAGGGATTGCCGGTGCCGCCGTCGTCGAACCACTGGTAAAGCTGATCGATCGCGCGCTGTTGGTACTCCCGCAGCTCAGTCACCCCGTCACCCTCGCATCAAAATTATTTCTCAGATCCGCCAGCACAGGGTCATCAGACAGACACAGACTCAGGTTAGACAGGAGCTCTGTGCTGTAATAACCGTCCTCGCCGTTGATCACCTGTTTTCCGTCAATCTCATAAATGGCCGACCAGTCGCCAGATCCTCGTACCATCCTCCAAGGCACCAGATCCGGATGGACCACATGGCTCGTGCAGCCGTCGTGCTGAGCATCCGTGGGGATGGGTGTATCCCATCGTGCGCAGTGCCAAGTGCTGTCGTCTTTTGGTGTTGAATGCGCACAGGTTCTGCAGTTGGCCTGCTTTGTTGTCTGAGTCTGGTGGCAAAAACTATGCGCGGGGCAAAATTTGCAGATGTACCAAGCTGGAGATGCGCCGGTAATCGGCTCTGGCATACGCTCAGTCAACGCAATGCGCTGGCCCCTTGCCACGAACGCATTTGCACTTTCCTCGCACAGCCTGACACGCTCGGTATAGATGCGGTCATCGTCTTTGCAGACGGCGTAATACAGCGCCCGGTCCACCTTGGCGCCCAGCATGTAGACTTGCATCTGTGCCCAGTGCAAGGGTTTGGATAGCTGCACACCTTTAGCGGTCAGGTCATTAAAACTTTTCAGGCTGTGTGTCTTGGCTTCAAGAATATGCTTTTTGGTCGGCGCCTCTGGCACACCTGATTTGATGACACCATCAATGCTGCCGGATACGTGGCAACCAAAATCAACCCGGCTCTGCTTTTCCCCGGTATCTGTTACATGGCAACCAGCCGCTCGGAGGTCGGATACAATGAGATCCTCCTCCAGCTGGCCGCGACGAAACAGTCGCAAGATGCGACCGGGAACCGGCTCGATAACGGCCCAACGAAACGCCAGCCACAGCTTGCGCTCGCAGGGCTCTCCAAGCATTGAGCACCCCATGTGGGGCCTTGGGCGCTCTTGTCTTGCCTCGTGCGACGCATCAATTAAGCTGGCCAGTGATATCGCTGATTCTGGAATCGCAGTCATCGTAATCATGGGGCGGTTGCCCGCCCCCTCCTTTGTTGTTGTTACTTTTTAGCCCAAGGCGGTGAGCCAGCTGGGCTCGGCGCAGGGCGTTGCGCTGGTGCAGGAGCCGGGGGCGCGGCAGGCCGGGGCATTGATCCGCCCTCAATCGCCTTCCAGCCCTTGACCTCATTGGATGGCTCGTATCCCTCCTGATGGCGGGTCGCCAGCTTAATCTGGCAGTTGTGCCCAACCAGCTGATCCGTGTCAGTCACACGGGCCACTCCGATCGCACGGCAAAGATCAGCCAGCTGCTGGCGCCCAATCTCCTCGGCCTTGACGTTGGGGTTGTGGACGTTAAAGTTTCCAAACACAACGCGCCCTTGATGCGTTGGCCCGGTGATGTCGTAGCGGACTTTGATGTAGTGCCCGGTTCCTGCCTTGGTAGTGCAAAGCTCAGCCTTTGCAATGTGCCCCGAATACCAGCCATCTGGCAGCGGCGTGTAATCACCGCCGTTGCCTTGAGGGACTTCGGAAACTTCAAACGCTTCGTTCAGTAGTGCCATTTTACTTCTCCTCTTTCATTGATATTGAAAAGCTGGGTCTCCCCGGCGTTGTGGTAATTGCCTCAAGCAGAGGCTTGGTGATGCTGGCCTCTGCTGATTTCCAGTGCTTTGCACTGATCTCTGGCTTCCAGCGAAACAGGCTGCCCAGATACTCGGACAGGCCATGCTCTGCAGCAACTTCCTGCAGTCTTGCTGCATCTATCTTGTAGTTGATGCGACCCACCGTAGAGATCTTGTAAAATCCCGCATCAGTGTTTTTTGTGCCCTCAAAGTCATCTGGCAATTTGATGATGGCGGACATGGCGTCTTCGATTTGACGACGCTTATCCTGAGCCGCCTGCTCAGCTGACTTGGCTTCAAGCCATTGCTGGCTCAGCTCGTGCAGCTCAAAGGTTTTTTCAGAGTTCCGGTTCATGCTGACATCTTCTCTATGATGGCGCCCATGTCCGGTGCTTCCCAAGCGTCGAGCTTTCCTGAGCGATCTTTCGCCAGCCAGATGCCGTCCGAGTCGCACATCAATGCGCGCTGAGCCTTGCCGTCACCGTCTTTCTCAACCCGCAGCGCCAGCACTTCATCAAAAAAGTAAGGCAGCGACTGCCCCACTTTATTGCCCGGCATTGATGGGCTGTAGAGAATGCGGCCAGATTCGTCCTGA